TGATTGGAAGGTAAGAGTCATCAATGATGACGCTATTTCTGAAAAGGAGGAGGATAAGAAAAAACAATTATTTGAATTAATGGCTCAAAAAATAACTGCCACCACTTTTGACAAGAAAGAAGTAGAACAAGAACTGCAGAAACTTGAGAAATTCCATATATATGAGTACCAGGATCTCAAAGAAAGAACGGCAACCCAGATACTTGAATATCTGTATAAGGTAAATTACTTAAAGGAAGAGTTTGCCAGGGGATTTGAAGATGCTCTTATAGCAGGAGAAGAAATCTACTGTGCTGATATTATAGGAGGAGAGCCCGTCCTTAGGAAATGTAATCCTTTAAATATCCATACTGTAAGATCTGGAGAGAGTCCTTTTATTGAAGATGCAGACATTATAGTAGAAGATGGATACTATTCTCCGCACAAAGTCATAGACATGTACTACGATGAACTTACCCAGGAAGAAGTTAAGAAAATTGATCAAGGCACTACTTCAGGAGAAAGTGAGAATAGCTTTATTAAGATAGGAGAGACAGAATCTTCTATAGTAATAGATGGAGTTATAGATACCGATAATATTTCTTCAATGAGAACTTTTGGAGAGTATTGGGACTATGAAGGTAATGTTAGGGTTGTTAGAGTAGTGTGGAAATCCTTTAAGAAAATAGGAAAACTCTCTTTTTATGATGAAGAGGGTATGCCCCAGGAAACCTTAGTATCTGAAGATTACAAAATAGATAAAGAAGCAGGAGAGGAGATTAAATGGATGTGGATTAATGAATGGTGGGAAGGTACCCGGATTGGAGAAGGAATCTTTGTAAAGTGTAAGCCACGTCCTCTTCAATTTAGAACCATGGCAAATCCCTCTAAGTGCGAGCCTGGTTATGTAGGGGTTGCTTATAATATTAATTCATCTAGATCTAAATCTTTAATGGATAGGATGAAGCCTTACCAGTATCTCTACAATGTATTCATGTATAGAACAGAACTTGCATTTGCAAAAGCCAAAGGACGTATAGCTTCTTTAGACCTTGCACAGGTACCTGATAACTGGGATGTAGATAAGTGGATGTATTATGCAGAAGTAATGGGATGGGCAGTTAAGGACTCTTTCAAAGAAGCAAAGAAAGGAGCAGCTCAAGGGAAACTAGCAGGACAAATGCAGCAACAGACTCCAGTTCTGGATTTAGAACTTGGAAATTATATACAGCAGCATATTATGATGCTACAGTTCCTGGAAAATCAATTAGGGGAAATAGCAGGAGTATCTAAGCAAAGGCAAGGACAGATAGAGAATAGGGAACTTGTAGGAAATGTAGAAAGAGCTGTTACTCAATCTAGTCATATTACAGAGAAGTGGTTTGCTCTCCATAGTAATGTAAAGATCAAGGCCCTCAATACTTTGTTAGAGACTGCAAAACTAGCCTGGAGAAATGAAACTGATAAAAGATACCAGTATGTATTAGATGACATGTCTACTACAGTATTACAGTTCAGTGGTTCAGAATTCAAGGAATCTGATTATGGTATTATGGGAATGGACACTTCTTCCAATGCTGAACTTCTTAGTGTTATGAAACAACTTGCACATGCAGGAATCCAGAATGATAAGATAAACTTCTCACAATTAATGGATATTTACTTAACTCCTTCTATTGCTTCTGTAAGAAAGAAAATAGAAACTGCAGAAGAGCAGAAGAACCAGGAGATGCAAGAACAGCAGCAACAAGCTCAGAAAATGCAGCAAGAGCAGATTCAAGCTCAACAACAGCAACAAGCTGCAGAGCAAGAATTTGAAATGGCTAAGATAGATAAGGAATACACTTATAAAATAGAGATTGAGAAAATGAAAGCCAGTGTTAAGTTTGCAGAAAAAGGAGTAGACTTAGATAGAGATGGAATTCCTGATATATTAGAAGTGGAGAAAGTAGAGTCTCAGGAAAGGATGAAAGAAAAGGAAATAGAATCCAAAGAGAAAATTGAAGAGAAAAAGATAGCTGCTACAGAGAAAAAGATAGAAGCAGATAAAGAGATAGAGAAGCAAAAGTTAAGAGATAATGAAAAGGATAGGAGAAACCAAATTACTTTAGAAAGGATAAAAGGTAAGAATAAACCCAAACCAGTAAAAAGTAAATAATAGCTATACAAAATAATTTTTAATATTAGATTGTATAACAAAAACTTGGGAAAATTAGTATAATAAATTAACATTGTAACACTTAAAAACTAAAGGCAAATGGCAGATAAGGAATTATTTGATGTAGACTTTAGCAGCCTTACTGATACAGATCCCATAACAATGGAGGAAGTTAATGCAGAAAAAGTTGCAGAAAAGCCAGCTGACGGAGACAGCACTGAAACATTAGATACCGAAATAGAAAGTTCGGAAACTCCCGATAATAAATCAGAAGAAGAACCAAAAGAAGACCTCTTAAGTATCGAATCTATCAGTGGAGAAGATGATGAAGATAATGAAGATGAGGACTCTAATGAAAAACCAGAAGCAAAAAAGGCAGATGAGAAGATTTCTGTAGATGAGAACAAGAAAAGCCCTGGCAGTGAGGGAGACTCTTCTCCTATAGCTCCATTTGCCTCTCTCCTTCATGAAAGGGGCTTTTTACCTAATCTTGACTGGGATAAATTTAATGGTTCCGACAATAAAATAGAGGCACTAGCAGATGCTATGAGGTCAGAAATTGAAGCCGCTAACTATAACTTTATCAATTCATTTCCCCCTGAGCTAATTGAAACTGCAAAAGCAGTGGCAAATGGAGTTCCTTTTAAGGACTTAAAGGATTCCACGCTAAAGCAGATAGACTATAGTAAGATAGAAGAGAAAGCGCTCACAGAGGATGCTGAACTTCAAAAGAGATTAATTGCAGAACATCTAAATTCCAAAGGATTCAAAGCAAAGAAGATCACTAAGCTTCTAGAGACCTATGAAGATACTGGTAGCCTGGAAGATGAAGCAGCAGAAGCATTAGAAGATCTAAAAGAGCTAAATAGTAAGCAACAAGAATATGTAAAGGAGCAATATCAGCTTCAACAACAAGAACTGGAAGAGAGAAATAAAGCTACTATCAATCACATCCAAAAAAGTGTAGAGGATGTAGATGAGATAATTCCTGGAGTTAAACTCAACAAACCTACAAGGGACAAATTGTTTCACAATATGACCCAGATAGTAGGAGAAGATGAGAATGGAACTCCTCAAAACTTTGTAATGTCTATGAGAGCTCAGAATCCCATAGGCTTTGATCTTGCAGTAACCTATCTCGCTGATGTGACCAAAGGGTTCACAGATTGGGGAAAAATTAAGAAAGCGGGTAAAACAAGTGCGGTTAAAGATTTTGAAAAGGCACTTGGTAATACATCACATGAATCAGGAAGGCCTAAAGGAACTCCATTAGGAGAAGAAAAAGCTTCGGAAGCCCTTATGGACAGTCTTGCAACCATGTTCCCTAATAATAAATAAATCAATTAATAACTAAAACTAAATAAAATGCCTAAAATTTCACCATTTCAGATGACAGAGGCACAAGCATGGGCAGGGTTAACAACCAAGAACCATCTAGGTGCTATCTATCAATCTAAGCCCCAGATGGCATCTAAACTCATGACAAGGATTGCTCAGACAAACTTTGGATTAGACTTGGATAGCTACCTTGATCAATTTTCACCTCTTTATCTAGATACAGATGATGATTTTGAATGGGATTTGATTGGTAGTGCAAAGAAGAATGTCCCTCTAGTAGAAGCAAGGGTAGCAGGAACAGCAATTGTTGCAACTGATACTCCGGGACTTAATTTTACGGAATTTACTTTAGTTTTTCCAGAGCAATGGTTCTCAGATGAGAATGTAATTGTTGGAGAGAAAAACGAAGTATACTCTGTACAAATTATTGCAGATCCAATTCCAGAAGGAACTAACTGGGTATATCGTGTAAAGCTAATTACAGGAGATCCAGCTTTATTTTTTCCTTTTGAAGAATTAGCATCAGGAAAGCGATTTTCTAAAGACTGGTCTTTGGTAGAGCAAACTCTATCTAAGAAAGGTGGTCTCGTGAACTTTGTATCTCCTTTCAAAATGCGAAATGCTTTCTCAATGATCAGGATGCAGCACACTGTTCCTGGTAACATGATTGACAGGCCTTTTGCTACAGCATGGAGAGATGACAAAGGAAATGTTCACAAGACATGGACTCAGTATGAAGACTATCAGTTTGATCAGCAATTCCGTCAGGAGAAAAACAGGTTGTTGATGTATGCGCAAGCAAACAAGACTACTGATGGCAAGTACAAGAACTTTGGAAAGTCTGGTCACATTAAGAAGCAAGGTGCTGGTATTCGTCAGCAAATGGAAGCTTCTAACACTAGCTACTATAACAACTTCTCAATTGATTACTTGATTGATATTCTTCTAGACTTGTCTGAAGGAAAACTTCCAAGTGATAGGCGAGAGTTTGTACTTAGGACTGGTGAGCGTGGTGCAGTACAGTTTCACAAAGCAATTGAGAACAATGTACAGTTGTTTACTCCTTTACGCAATGAAAGCCGCATGTATAAAGCAAGTGGCGGCCTTGATGGTGTAAAAATGCCTTATGGCTATGGTGGACAATTCATCGAGTACATGGGTCCTCAAGGAATCAAAGTCAATCTAAGTATTGATTCTCTGTATGATGACAGGGAAAGGAATAAAGTGTATCACCCAGATGGTGGTGTAGCTGAATCTTACAGGTATGACATCTTGGATGTTGGAACTTCTGATGGAGAACCTAATATCCGAAAGGTCTATGTAAAAGGAAGTGAAGATGGAATGGGCTATGAGCCTGGTCTCCGTCATCCATTCTCAAGAGGTGGTGAGCGTAATATCATGGCACATTCTACAGATGGCTACACTATTCATAGGTGGGCAATGTGTGGAGCTATGGTTAAAGATCCTTCAAGGACTGCGCAGATTATTCCATCAATTTTGGCATAGTTAATTAGTTAAATAATAGGACAAATGGAGACAACAGTCACAACAAAAGCTACTTTTACTCTTCCGGAGAAGAAGATATTAGTAGTGCCTGTACGGAGAAAAGGGAGGTGGTTACCAGATAACCATGAGGCATCCTTTTTATTTAAACATTCTTATTTTCAATTAGTTGTACCTAAAGATGGTAGGAATGGGGAATTGAGAGATCCTTTAACCAAAGAAGAAAGAACATATTTTGAAAGCAATCCTTCAGGGTTAGCTTTAGATATAGGAGATCTTTCAACTTTAAAAAAGGAAAATAACTTCTGGACAAATTTTCGAGTTAAACTTGATAAGAATGTCTTGCAGTTAAATCTTTCAGATCCTATGGACTATCTAAGGTATAAAGTACTTTTAGTAAATGAAGATATCGTTGCACCTTCCTCTAAAGATAAGTATGCAAAGGGTACTTATAGATTTGCTATAGTAGAAGAAGATTATGAGCATGAAGAAAGAGTTAAAGCAGCTAGTGAAAAGAAGACTGCTTACAAATTCTTTGGAAAGATAGATAACTCTCCTACGAAGATGAAGAATTTCTTAAATGTGTATTACACACAAAAGCCTGGTGGGAAACAAGTTCCTCCCAATGCTAAAAGAGAATTCTTAATTGCTGAAATTGAGAAATTAATTGAAGTTGATCTATTGGGATTTCTAAAGTTAGTTGATGATACGGACTATGATAAAAAAGTCCTTATATTCACAGCACAAAGGGCTGGTGCCTTAATAAGAGAAGGTATGACCTTTAAGATTCCTGATGGAGCTGTCATTGGAGACAACCTTCAGGAAGTAATTACGTTCTTTGACAATCCTGCAAATAGTGAGGAAGTCATTAAATTGAAAGCTAGAATAGAAAACGCTAAGTAAAGATGACAGCTGGAGAAATGAAAGATTTATTCCTGATCTTATATGATAAGATCACTAATCTGGCAGCTCCCGGCTACACTGATACTGAGATTTCTGATTTTCTAAACAAAGCACAACTGCAATTTGTTAAACGCAGATACAGTGAACAGGGTAACAAATACCAGGAAGGCTTTGAAGAAACAGAAAAGCGAAGGAAGAATCTAGCACAGCTAACCAGGAATCTGGAAGCTGTAGTTTCTTCAGATCAAACTGGAGTATCTCCCAATGGCACTTTTTATGACCTGCCAGAAGGATACATGTACAGTTTAAGAGAAGAGGCGACTTTAACCAGTACTGATGATTGCGTTGATAATACAAGGATTTATATTAAACCTATAACTCATGATGAATATTCTATAGATTTGTTAAATCCTTTTAAGAAGCCTGATAAAACTGTAGTTTGGAGATTAGACTTTAGTAATGTAGGAGCTACTACTTCTTCCACTGTGTCTACTAAAAGACATGAATTGGTCACAGATGGAAGTTATACAATAGCAGCTTATCATATTAGATTTCTGAACCTACCTTCAGATATTAATATTACTGCAAACATAGGATCAGAATTAGACCCTACAGTACATGATGAGCTAGTAGACATTGCAGTTAGAATAGCAGCAGGAATTACAGATCCATCTACTTATCAGATTAAGGTGATGGAGGAGCAACAAGGAGAATAACATGTTAAGAACAATTAATATGACAAAAGAAGAAATAGGAGAAAGGCAAAAAGACTTGGAGAAAAGACTAGAAACTATTGCTCAGAGAAGAGCAGCTCTAGTTCAGGAGGTAGCCACAATGGATGCTGAATTCCAAGCAACATCAGGAGCTTTGCAAGATTGTGAATGGTGGTTCAAGAATATTGACAAACCAAAAGAGAGTAAAAAAGAGTCAGAAACAAAGAAGCTGGCGAAAACTGGTTAATAATTAAAAACTAAACAAAATGGCACTAAAAAAAGTAACATCAGCTAACCACTTGCCTGGAGAAGGTGATGATAGGTTTCCTGTATATTCAAAACAGCTTAATGAAGTATTAAAGGCATTAAATGGAGAGTCTCCTCCAGAACCAGTGTCAATGAAAAAACCAACTATGACAATATCTGCCGCTACTACTTTAACAGTTAATGATAGCGGTAAAACTATTTTTGTAGATGGAGCAGCTACTCTCGTTGTAACATTACCTCCTGCAGCAAGTGGTTTAACTTTTACTTTTGTTTTAATAGATGCTACAGCAGATGTAAGTATTAGACAAAATACAGCTACAGAAGATTTTGTAGGAACTATAATTGGTGGAGCAGGAACTTCTGCTTCAGCAGTAGGAGGAGATGTAGAAATTACCTTTAATGGCACAGGAACTGCTGTTGTAGGAGATTGGGCTTCAGTAACTTGCTACACAGATGATGATTGGTATGTCCAAGGAGGATGTGCTGCAACAGCTGGAGTTAATTTTAGCTAAAAATAATTAATTGGATTAGAAATCTAGGAAAAGACAGAAAAACAAGGATCTCAATATTAATCCGCAACTAAACTAATTGTCAAAATTAAAACTATAAAATCATGGCACAACAAGTAAGAAATGTAACAAATTTAATTGTAAATGCAAATATCGTAGCTAGTGTATCAACAGGCGGTGTTGATTCATTACTTGCAGGAGAAGTAGGAGTTTTTAGCGCAGATGGCGTTAGAATAACCACAGCTGCAGCTCCTGCTGTTACTGAGTTTTTTCTAGCAAGAGGAAGCGCAACAGCAGCAGCAGACGGATATCATGTAACAGACTTAATCACTGTTGCAAATATGACTCCAGCTACAACAGCTCAATTGCCAGTAGCAGCAACAGAACAACAAGATTCCATTGGATATAATGGAACTTCTGGTTCTATTGAAGCTATTAACAACAACCTGTATATTGCTTCTCTTTATGTTCAAGAGTATTT